ATTCTTAACGCACAAGAACCTGACTGGCATGACCCAACTGTGACAGGGGATGCTACGCACGGGACTATAGTCAAACATTATGTATTTGATGAAGATGACCCAAGAAAATATTACGTGTACCCGGGAGTGTCAGGAAACGCATACGTAGAGATTGTCTTCTCTAGAACCCCCACAGATTTAGCTAATACCTCTGCAACTATTTATATAGATGATATTTATGGAAATGCTATTGTAGATTATGTTTTATACAGGGCTTATATGAAAGACGCAGAGTTTGCCGCTAACTCACAAAGAGCAGGGCAACATTATCAATTATTTACAGCTAGTTTAGGTCAAGGTGGTAGTGCGCAAAACATACTTAGCCCTAATAATGATGCTATAGGAGTTTCATAATGGCTACTTTTAATTCTTTAGTAAAAGAAATATTACCTTATGTACCTTTCTGTCCCGACCCTTTAATAGAGTCGCACTTACGTTCTGCTACTATAGAGTTTTGTGAAAGGTCTAAAGCTTACATATATGATATGGATGCTTTTAATACAGTATCAGGTGTATATGAATATGATTTTGATATTCCTACTGGGACACAAGTTCATCAAGTTTTATTAATGACACACGACGGGCAAGATATGGATCCTATAAGCCCTAGAAGTTTAGAGTTAAATTATCCAGATTGGAGAGATAAAACAGGAAACCCACACGTATATTTACAAAAGTCTGCTAGTTTATTTTGGATAGTGCCTGTGCCTAGCGGAGCAAAACAAGTGTTAGCTAGTGTGGCTTTAAAACCAACTAGGACAAGCAACAACATTGATACAGAATTTTCTAACACTTATAGAGACGGAATTATTTATGGTACTTTATATCGGTTACTACGTATGCCTAGTAAAGAATGGACAGACGTAAATGCTGCTAGAGAGTATCTTTTACAGTTTAACCAAGAAATCCAACAAGCTGAACTAAGAGGCAGGGCTGGAGATTTAGGAGTAAAAAGACGGGTTAAATACAAAGGAATAGGACTACCAAGGAGACGGTATGGAAAGTACGGGAAGGAAATCGACTATTGAGGAACCTGTTTATACTGACATACGGAAGTGTTGGAACGTTATAAGAACAGGCATACTCGAAGTCTTAAAAGAAAATCCTCACCTTACTTATATTCCTGAGGATGTTTACAGCGAGTGTGTAAACGAAAGAGCGTTTCTTTACACTTCTCCTGTAGGTTTTTTGATACTGACTATAGAGGTAGACCAGTTCACAAAAGACAAGACATTGTTGCTATGGATAGCGTATACTTATAACAAAGGTGGGCATAACTGGTTATCCCACGAAGAATGGTTTAATAACCTAGCAAAAGAAGCAGGTTGCAAGTATCTCGAAGCGAGATCACGAGTTCCAGAAATGGAGTCGTACGTGGAACAGATCGGCTGGGAATTGGACACACGAATATATAGGAAAAAAGTAAATGGGAAGTAGTAGAAGACCAAGCGCATCAGATTACGCAGCTTCAGAAGAAGAAAAAGCTTTAGCCTCTGTTAGTTTAGCGGATAAAAACTTTTTTAGAGAAAATTACCTACCTAAGTTAACAGAACTTAGAGACCAGTCTATGCAACAAGATTACCAAGGAGTAGCTAAAGGCAGGGCACAAGCAG